CGACATACACGATGGTATTTGGCGGACGCCCCACCGCCACCAACGCCCCAAAACCACCAAGGTTGAGCACGCATCATGTAATTTGCCAGGGACATCATGAATACACAAGCACGATAAAGGCGCTCAGGCGAGAGAGTTGTGATGTTGCGGCCGGGCTTACCAACCTCAACTGGCTCGCTCTTGGTAAAAAGCTGCTTAGCACGACTCCAAAGCAGATCCATAGTAGGATAAACAGATTCACGATTCTGCTTCTGCGATGGTCGTCCCATTTGCTCAACAACTTCATCGTGAGTACAAGGTACTAACTCTTCCTTGCACAAACGATCCAAAAACTCACCAGCAAACGCTTCTACTTGCGGATTGCCAGTAAAAGAAACAGATGGTAAAACAATCCGACGCGCGACTGTGTCATATTCGTTGCCCCGACTAATGAGTGGAGCGCCATATCCCAAACCGCCGGAAGGATAAACGACGTTACAAACTTCACGTACATTCATTTCCTTCGCATCAGTTGGATCCTCATCCGAATAAAGAGAAAGGAAAGCCATACTGGGCGGAACTGACAAGCACCGACGCTGATGAAAATCACTATTAGCAATGATTGACATCAAAAGGGAAACAGTAACTTGATCTACGGATGGTCCGCAGACAGTAGAAACGATTCCCAATGCGGGGCTCTTAGCCAAGTTGTAGCGGATACTAGCGCAAACGGCAGTTTCTAGACTTATCGAGTAGGACCTTGAGGTACCCACCGCCAACATGTCTAAATTCTTACCGTCGGGAGATACACGAGCTACCACGTCCTTAGTTTTGGTGTAGAAGTAATCAGGTTCATCAACTCTAAATGATGTATCACAAAGGGTTAACAAACCTGTAGGTTTAAAATCTACCACGTTGAACAGGGCGAGGTCACTGTCATCGTCAAATTTACGACGACGGACCGATGTTTCGTGCCCAACTAAATAACTAAACGACTGGATATCAGGGCGGACAGGTTGCCAAGTCACTCGCTCGCCACGACGCGACAAAGTGACAACCGATCCATTATCCAAAAAGTCAACTGTTCCCGCCTTACCCGTCAAAGTGGGTAAGTGAGGCACCACATAAGTGGTCGGCAGCCCAAATAAATTGCGCAACCGAACAACAAAACTATCAGACGTAACCCTGTTCTGCTCGCGCGCAACGACGCGTGCCAGCTCAAGCAATGTATTTAATGTGTCAGTAACAGGTACCAGAGACATCAAACCTGATGCAAGTGGCTGGGCGTAACTGATATTTTGAACAGTAACGTTCCAGCGCACATTGTATTGCTTGCACAATAATAATGTCTGTTTTCGCAAAATCAACAAAATCCGCAAGATGATAACACCAACAATGGTGTTAAAACCAATCTTACGAATAAAATTGAGCAATCGCAGAATTCTTCCAACACGCCCAAAAGACACCAGGGTGGCGTTGCCGCCGTTGTTAAGTGTGTTTCATCACGTGGTTATCACTCATTCACCACGCTGCTCACCTTGGCCCTATGCTGATTAACACGAGCCACCTCGGCAAATAGTGAGGTTCACCAATTTCGGAAGGGACGCTTCCTGGTAAAGTGAATAGTCTCATCGACACCAAATCACAGACATTAAAGATCAACCGCGTTCCAGAGTGTCATTGGTACATCTAAACCAATGTTAACCTGTACTACAGGTCGCAGAAATGTCTTGCCGCATTTAAGCGGCTTCGAAAATGCCCCACCTCGCATAAAAGGTATGACTCACACCACACAGAAAATAAATTGAGTCTCTAACACATAGTGCGTGGC